ACTTCCTGAAGGTACACCGCTAGATCAGCCTCTTTATATAACAAAGAGTGTGAGTAGTCTTACTAATCCCGGAGGTACAGTGACTGTGGGGGGTGGACCTTTAACAGCTATTACCTCCTACCTCTCCCACGTCGGTGACTATCTTCGCGAGAATGTCCCTGCGGATAAGCTCCCTCAATACGACCTCGTCCGGGCAGTCAAAGAGACCCAAAAGTGGGACGCGGACATGGCTAAGAGAATGGCCAAGGAGCGCGCGGATATGACATCTTCGATGCCCGTCTATAAGGACTACGGCGATGGGTATAAGTGGGTGGAGGTGAGGGCGCAACCTTTAATTGAATTACCCCCGGGCTGGAAAGTCGTACAAACAGAGAATATACAAGGGGGACAGCGTCTTGCAGATGTATATCGGGTTCAAGGGCCTGATGGGCATTCAGTAGGCCCTGGTGAGGGTGCTGCCGGATGGTTTTCAAAAAAGGAAGCCGAGTCTGCGGCTTTAGAGTTAGCGCGGAAACAGAATACAGAGAAACTCCTCAAAGACGAGGGCGACCAGATGGGTCACTGTGTCGGGGGGTACTGTGACTATGTGGAGAATGGGGACTCGAAGATATACTCCCTGCGGGATAGTAAGGGGAAGAGTCATGTGACGATTGAGGTGGAGCCACCAAAGCCTGGGATTTATCAAGGTGAACAGGCACGCGGCTTACTTCCTGCTGATGATACGCCTTCTATCCGCCAGATCAAAGGCAAGCAAAACCGCGCACCCGTTGCCGAGTACCTCCCCTACGTCCAGGACTTTGTAAAGAGTGGGAAGTGGGGAGAGGTGGGGGATCTTCGAAACGCCGGATTACGCGATCTTAATGTAACAGATAATTGGGCAGGTGTTTGGCCCGAGGATGCAGTGCAAAAGGCCAAGGCCTTGCACGGAAACTTAGTAACTCCGGAACAACTTGATGCCGTTACTAAGAATATTTGGGGGGATGAAAATCCTTTTAAATCAAGCAACCAGCGCGGCTCCATCGACCCGGAGTTACTTAAGACTATGGGGGCAGCCGGACTCGGTGGACTTGCGGGATACTTCGCGCAAAAAAATCTTGACCGCGGCGATCCAATAGTATTTGGAGTCCTTGGCGCACTTACCGGGGTTGGACTTCGCACCGCAGCGGGTAAGGCCGCAATGCTCGAAGCTGCGAAGAAAGCGGATTACACTCTCGGTCCCATTTCCACGCGAGTGCTTAACAAGATGCCCGAACTCTGGCGTCGCCAGCAACAAACGGAAATGAATATGCTCCGGGATAAGGCGGAGGTTATCTACGCCGCGGAACCACTGTTTGTGGGGATAGAGAAATTAGGTAAGGGAGGGAAAGCGTTAGAAGATGCCCTTACTAAGAACGACTTCCCCGCAGTTGAAGCGGAGCTTGCTCGCAACGGAACCCCGGAGATGAAGAAAGCTTATTCCGATATGCGGGCGGTTATCTCTCACGTAGCGGATGAAGCTAGAGCACTCGGGCGGATTACAAAAGTGGACCCGAACCACTTCCCTCGCGTGGTGAAAGATTTCAAGGGACTGAAGAAAGCCTTGAATCAAAAAGCTCGCGAGGGACTTGAAAGGATGCTCTTCGAGGCTGAGCGAAAGATGCAGGATAAACACAATCGAACCCTTAATGAAACCGAGCGGACAAAGATTATTGAGCAATACCTGAGTGTAAATGGCCGGGGGTCTTTCCAGCCGGACTACGCCAAGGCGCGGAAGATCAAGGACGTTACGGATGGAATACTTCCCTTTTATCACAAGCCTGTAGAAGCCTTCCACATTCGTATGGGGGAGGCTATTGCGGATATAGAAAAGGCAAAGTTCTTCGGCAAGGCGGCGGTGAATAAGGTTGACGGGGGGAAGACCTATCTTGATCTAGATAAGTCCATCGCGGGCATTATGGAGAAGTATGAGAAGGAAGGAAAGCTGAGTAACGAAGATGCCGCCGAGATGCGGAGTATCTTTCAATCTCGGTATAAGGGCGGGGAACAATTCATGACTCCAATTCTCCAGGATGCGAAGAACCTTATCTCCGCAGGACTTCTCGGGAATATCCCCGCGGCTATTGGACAGTACGCTGATGTCGGGGGCATCGTAGGCGTCCACGGAATGAAGCCTACGTTGAAGGCCCTAGCTGCACAATTGACGGGAAATTCTAAAGTACTCCCGCGCGAGTTTGGACTTATCGACCACGTGTCGCAGGAATTTATCTCCTCCCGCCCGAGTGCAAAAGCGTTGAATTGGATGTTCTCCCACAGCATGCTTGGGAAACATTTCACATTCTCCGGCGCAGATGTGAATATGAAACAACTTGCTATGAATGCCGCATTGGAAAAGGGCTTTGAACAGGCGAAGAAAGGTGACCCACGATTAGCGCAGAAATACGCAGCGGCCCTTGGGGATGACTTCCCACAGTTAGTGCAAGACTTAATGGAGAAGAAAACTACGCCCCTTACTCGCGAGTACGTTTTCAACGAACTAACCCGGACACAACCACTGACGAAGTTTGAACTTCCCCAATGGGCACTGGATAATCCAAACGGGCGAATTCTTTTATCCATGAAAACCTGGGCGATGAAGCAAGTGGACCTGCTGCGCAGGGATGTTTATAATGAAATCAAGGCGGGGAGAAAAGCCCAGGGATATACAAACCTGTTGAAGATTGGCCTTGGTCTAGGTATGGGTGGCGCAACGATCGCGCAGATTCAAAACTTCATCCTTGGGAGGGAGAAGGAAATGGAACTCGGGGATGTGATGGAGAATGCGATGAAGACCTTTGCCCTTAATGAATACACAAGGAATGATATTGCAAAAGGGAACGTGGTTAAAGCAATTATTGCCACGGGAACGCCGCCGTATAAAATCTTCGACGACATCGTTAAGGGAATTATATTCATAGACGAGCCCGAGGCGAGGAATAAGCTTGTTCGTTACCTCCCCGATGTTGGGCCGATTCTTTATAATCAATTCCTTGGCGGGAAAGAACAGTGGAATAAACGCGAACGGCAGAAGGAAAAGCGGGAACTCCGTGAGGAATCTATGACGGAGGAAGAACGTGAGCAGCGTCGAGAAATGCGTAGGCTTATGCCGGGAGAAAGGGAGGCGAAGAGGAAGGAACTTCGGGAACAGAAGAAGTATGAAGTTCGCCCCGTCCGCTCAATCAAGCCCATTGATTCTTTCATCGAGGATAAGGATATCTACAGTGACACCGCAGGCCGAGGCATTATCAACAAGCGCGGGCAAGTAGAACGCACTCTGGAAAGGATGGAGGAAAGACTCTCCAAACGAGAGCACATTGCTCCGCTGAAATTCGAGCGGGAGTATACACAGAGGGCCCTAGGGAAGATCAGCGACCCGAAGGAACGCCGGCGTATCGAGGGACTTATTGATAGGGAAATAAACCTCCGCGAACAGTGGAGAAATCGCGCAGCCTTTAAGAGGAAAATTCAAGCATGAGCGACAATGATCGATATGTTCCAGGGGACTGGAATGCAATGTGCTGGGAGTGCGGGAGGAAGAAGAAGGCCGGGGACTTGTGGAAGTATTGGCAAGGGTATTACATCTGCCCCCGCCATTGGAACCCGCGGCAACCCCAGGACTATGCGAAGGGGGTGAAGGAAGTAATCACCCCGCCGTGGGTACAGCCGATGGCAAATTATATTTACTCGGGACCGACGACGGTAGTAATTACTGCTGATACTGCCGGGCCAATCTTTACTGTAACTCCCGACAACACCGTAGCTGCGGATACAACAGAACTTACGATTGAAACTCCCTCCGGCCCGATAGGGCCGTATCCGTTAGTTCCCGCAATAACGGACGGGGTGGAGATAGACCTAGTCCTTCAACCCATCCCTGGGACAGGAACGGGCTCGACCCCTGATACTCCCGGAACTCAGAATGTTCGTTATCGCTGGGCTTCTGCAGCAGGGATTAGTGACGCGCTGTCAACGGTGGTGATAACCCCGAGTACAATCGTAGCTACAGATGACGTTGCAACCTTTACCATAACTGTAACACTGAAGAGCTATGCGAATACTGCCATAGTCGGGGATACAGTGGTGCTGACCTCGGGAACCGGAGTGAATATAACTCCCGCCTCTGGCGTGTCGAATGGAAGTGGGCAGGTGGTATTCACCGCGACCTCCCTGGTTGCCCAGACAGCTACGTTCACGGCAGAAGATACTACGCAGGAAGTTGTCCTTGCGCAGACACCTACGGGAATTTTCGGGATGAACTCGGATTCGAGTAGCTTTGAATCGGATGAAGTGCAGAGAGTCGGAACTGCAGATACCCTCGTTGTGACGCTCTATGACGGCGATCTTAACCCGGTTCCAAACCATCTAATTACGATAACGGCTGATCCGAGTGGGCCGACTTTTACTCCGCTGAGTGCAACTACGGATGTGAATGGGCAGGTTACTATCCAAGCAAACGGAAATGCGGAGGGAATTACAACGTATACTGCGTATGATAATACCCAAGCCTTGGCAGTAACGACACAACCGGAGACGGACTTTATGGTGCCGGTTCCCCTCGACGGGGACTTTATTGTAGATACATCTACAGGTTGGTATGCAGTACTGTGGGATGGAACTGCAACACAGTTCAGTGCAGTTAGTACTTATCCAATTGCCGCTAACTATGATGAGACTTGGTATTTCTACCGTTATGTAACTGCTCCGTATAGTGTTACGCCGACGGATTCTGTCTCTCCGCAGCGGGCCCTAGCAAGTCTCAGCCTCCCCTGGCAGCCGAGTAATATCATTGATGCCCCGGATCTTACGAATCTTCTTATGTGGAAGGCAGATGCGGGGGCTAATACAACGCCTTATCTGTTCAACGTAACTACCGGGGTGACTACACAACAGGCGGCTACGGCGCTGACTATGGAGGAGCCGGTTAACCCCGTTCGCACGGGGGACTATGTATTCTGGTATAAGGGGAATAGTAATAACCAAGTCCTCTACCGACAGACAATTTCCTCCGGGCTTATTGTTGAGTTCGACCTTACGACCATAATCCCGGGGTTCGTAGATGATATGCGCGGGTTTACTGCGAATGCTACGCATGTTATTATCTACATCCCGGGGGAGATTGTACTCCTAGATCTCTCGGGAAATTGTGTATCTACAACGGTCTGTGGGGACTCAATAGGATTGATATTCAACTGCACCGCAGTGGCGAATGCGACGTATCTATTCCTGCAAAATAACCAGGGGGAAGGAGATGGCGCAGCCATTGTTACCCTGGCGGATGGGACACTCCTCGACGTTACCCTAGATGTAGGAACGGCAATTGCAAGTAATCCTACTCCGAAACTCACTGCGAAGAATTTCTAAAATGATAACCTTCGACACCGCATTCGACCGCCTTATCGACCACGAGAAAGGCTACGTGAATGACCCTAAGGACCCCGGAGGGGAAACGAATTGGGGCATCTCTAAGCGCACCTATCCCCACCTCGACATTAAGAACCTAACCCGCGATGACGCAAAGGAGATCTATCGAAAAGACTTCTGGGATAAGCTAGGAAGTGCACACCCGGCAATTAAATTCCAAGTGTTTGATTTCGCAGTGAATAGTGGGATATCCACAGCCATTAGGAAATTACAGCAGGCGATTGAGGCAGCTGATGACGGACACTGGGGACCTCGGAGTGCGGAACGCCTGGCGGCGATGGACTTGAATGACGTTCTGATGAGATTCATCTCAGTCAGGTTGTTGTTCATGACGAACCTTTCTACCTGGGATGGGTTTGGGAAGGGCTGGACTCGCCGGATGGCGGGAAATTTAACCTATGCTAGTATGGATAACTAAGGAGATACTGATGGCACCTTTTGTTGCGATGGTAGTGGGGAGTCTTGTACGTGCGGGCCTTGCGGCTGTGAGTGGAGCCGGAGCTATTACCGCGCCTTCGATGCAGGCGGAGTCCGCGGTGACCGCTACGGATGATGTTCAATTGCTGATGTCCGCGGTTGGGGGAGTCATTACGATTCTCTGGAGTATGTGGCAGAAGAAGAAGCTGGCGGATGCGGCTAGTGCTTAAGGGTGCAGCGACTGCAGTGGGAGCATTCTAGTTCCCCCGCGTTGAACTTCGCTCGCGCAGCGCGCACGGTACTTGTTGCACACCCCAGGCGGGTAGCGATAAGTCCCGTGCGTTTTTTCCTAAAGCGGAGGAAGAATGACCAGAGGCAGCAGTAGCCCAGGCCGGATAGGATGAGGGATTCGAGGGAGTTGGAGCGAGGCTTGGTCATAGGATAGTGTCCGGGGTTATTTTGACGTTATTTCCACCGCCGGAATCGACGGCAATTATCTCAAGTCCCTTACTACTCGTCTGGAACTTTACTTGACCACTTCGTAAGGCTCCGTTGAGGATGCCCTCGTAATCCCGGAAGTCCGGGAAGTGCGCGTGGATCATTGCGTAGGCTGTTTCGTAGGACAGCGGACCCCGCTTCCGGACGAAGTCAATCAGGCGCTCGGCGTGGAGGGATTGTTCAGTACGCCCGATGCGGGCGAAGACTCGGGGCATGTCGGCTTCAATATCCAGGAGCATCGTCGAGGCAAGTTCGAGATCGTCTTTCTCAATCGTGAGGCTATCCCCCCGAGCTACACTCAGCATCATGGCGAGCTTGTGCATGTGAGTTTGTTTCCGCGCGGCGTATCCCTCAAGCATCTGATCATCCATACGCTCGGTAGCGGATCTCCAGAACTTCTCATACCAGTCCTTCCCCCAGGTCCGGGCATCTTTTGTGATGGTGAAGGGACCCTTCAGGGTAACGGCAATATATTCGAGGTCGTGGATCAGGTCAGCCCGGAGCTTCGCATCGGCTACGTCTTCGATAACTTCGTCCGGGTAGGCCACGTAACGTTCCTTCTCATCCGCGAATACGAAGACGCAACGGGAGGACAGGCCACCCCCAATGGTAGCCGGGGGCATGTTGTCTGCGATCCAGTGGGGAGTGGTGCAGCCGATAAGGTTAATCCACGGGGCGTTTATGGTATCATTCCCGGAGGTCTTCGTCACCTTGTCATAGGACTTCTTTCCGTCCCACAGTTCGATGAGGAGGTTGACCATGTCCCGGTCTTGGAGATTGACGAGGGAACCGAGTTCCGCAGCAGTGAAGGTAAGGGGGGACATCGGATACCACTCCCCAGAGCCAGGAGGGTAGTTAAACTCCTCACTCGCATTGGCGAAGGCCATTACTAAGGCTTGCCATGTGATAGAATTTGGCCCGAACTTTATCCCTGGGACTTCCTTCAGTATCGACATCGCTATATCACTCGTAGTGGACTTAGCCACAATCCCCGGAGGTGCAACGAAAACGATGTAGAAAGAGGGGTACCAATTAAACCTCCGCATGTCTATCCATATCTGCCTCCGAACCGCCCCCGCGAGTGCGGATATCCCCGACCAGAAGTGCATCCTCTTCGGGGCCTCGGTAACGCAGGCGTACTTGAGATAGGCGTCGATCCAGTTGTTGAGTTTCCTAGACACTGGTGCCTCGTGAGTATCCCCCAGCCACTGCCCGCGCAGTTTCCGGTGCTATGTTAAACAGTGGTGCTACAAGTCGCGCCCATTCTCTACTTGCAACCGTAGGTTTTTTGGCTCTGTATAGAGCCCGGAGTAATTTAAGTTTTCTTTCATCGAGTTTAAGTGTTCTTGTATTAAGTTGTTGTTCCCGTAATGTAGCCCAACGGCAGTTATCTTTACAATAATTTCCATTGGGGTCTATTCTGTCAAGGCTTGCATCTAACGGGCGCTCCCCCATGTCGTGCAGGAAGTTTTTAAAATATGCCCAAGCAGGGTCATAAGCAATTCCACGTCCGCCATAATATCTATAGTTCGAGACGTTAGGATTATCACAGCGCCTTTTCATCGCCGCCCAAGTTCTATATGTAGGAGAACTAGCGTTACCGTAGCCATGTCGATAGTTACTCATTTGCAATCTCCCCAAGAAACGGTTGATGTTTTTATGCCGACTGGAATTATTAAGGGGTCCTCATAGGGAATTACAATCTGAGCTAATTGTTGTATTTTTGGTAATAGCTGTTCGGTTAAATGGGTAGGAAACTGTCCTGCAAGACTATCGTGCACTTGCAAGAGTACCTGAACTTCAGGAAGTTCGTAGTGAAGTTTGTGCCATATTCTATTTATAACGGCTCCGACGGTCGATTGTGGAATCCAAGCAACAGCTTCAGGTAGTAATCCATCAAGGCGATCAAAGATATACCAACGGTAGTTGAAACGGTTTTCCACAAATCTGAATTTATTAATTTGCGCTTCCGTCCTGGTATGCCAAGCTTTAATCCCCGGATGAGCAGAGAACCAAATCTTCTGCGCCCTATCGACTTCATGTACACCCCTTCCCGTATGAGCTGCAACAGTTTTTGCCGATCCCACGTAGTTTGTAGCGTGGCAAAATACCTTTGCAAACTCCCGTTTATGTTTCCGCGGGCCTCGATGATCTGGATACTTTGGGTGAGTTTCAACGAGTTCCTCGAGAGGCGGCGGTTCATGCCCGTCCAAGACATAAACGTTGAGAAGGTGAATATCTGTACCCAGATGCAGGGCATGCTTAAGCATTTCATCATTCGTCTCCCAAACTACGACTTGAAGGTCAGCTCTATCAAGGTCCATGTCGAAGAAAGTAAATCCGTTATCAGGACCGTACATACTACGGATGTTGGGTAGGGTGAAGTCAATGGAACCTCGAGCTTTAGCCTTACCAGCTGACTTGGATTTATCCGAGGGGATTGTTTGCAGATTCCCTCCACCGCCGAATGGATTTTTTCCACTAGACAGTCGGTAAGAATAAGGCGCGGATTTACCCCCGGCGTCTCCAGCGATATTAAACGAGCAGCGCATCCTTCCATCGGCGTCTCTCTTCATCATGACGAAATCGTTGAGGAATTTGCCCAGGGTCCGCATGTCTGCGATAGCGTTGGTGATAGGGCGGAGAAGGGGCTCCTTCGCGGCAATCCGTTGAAGGGCCTCATCGTCACAGCTCGGGCGCATGACGGTGATGCCGTTTATGACTTTGCGATTCTTTATAACGGGTTGCTTCAGGTCGTCGTAGAAGAGGGCCTGCATTTGCTTGGGCGAGGCGATGTTGATCGAGTGGCCGAGGAGGGAGTAGAGGAAGGCTTCGCGATTGGAGAGTTCCTCTTGGATTTCCACGGCCATCTGGCCCGCGACTTCCTCCCGCACGCGGACTCCCCGGATCATAGCACGGAGTACTGGCATAAACATAGATTGCTGGAATGCGTCAACTTTATCTAGGCCCATCGCAGTGAGGGCCTTGGTAAGTTCCTCCCCAATTACTCGCGTATAGACACAGTCTTGGAGATTGTATTCCCACAGCTGTTCCTCCCCGGTATCCTTCCCCCAAGTCTTTCCCTCATCTTTCCAATAGACATACCAAGGGGAGAACAGGGATGCGATAAATGATAATCCCTTCGGAAGGGCGCAGAACAACGAGTGCTGCGATATCATCGTGTCCTGGCCGTGGTTGGGGATAAAGTGCCAGTTGCGGTAGATGAACTGCGCGTCGAAGAGTCCGTTTTGCCATCTACACTTTACGTTGGAGTGGGTGGTAAGTTTCCAGAAACGGTAGATGATATAGGTCTCTTCCTCAAGGGTCCAATAGCCGTCCTTATTCTCCACGCACATGAAGGGAATTGAGATGCCCTCCGTCTGACTCCACGATATCCCCACGCAGGCGATATGTCCTCCGCGAGTCTCAATGTCGAAGTCGAGCCAGAGGGGTTCCTTCTCTGCAGTTTCGGAGAGGGAATTGAAGATGCCATTGACAGTCTCGAGAGAGGGCCGGACATGGAATTTCCACTCGGGCTTGTCGGAGTATTCCCGAGATGTCATCTCCCGCTTTGCCCGACGAAGATCGGAGACTACCAGGGAACGATTCGCCCACTCGCGGAACACACTTATTGGCGAGAGCGTAGGGATTACTTTCGCCTTGATGTTCCCCTCCCTTACAGATAGATGACTTCCCCGCCACTTCGTAATCCCCCACGCGCCGGTCAGGGCGAGGAGGGAGAGCTGCCCGAGAGTGACGATTAGGTTCGGCTGCACCATCTCGATCTCGGTGAGGAGCTCTTTGTACCCATTGACTACACAGGGGAGGACGGACTTCCCCCAGAAGTTCACATGCGCGGGGGTGGTTTCCTTCTTCGTCTTGGCGACGATCTCCGTCAGGTCACGATAGGGAGTCTTTACAATTGTCGTCAGATAGCATTCACTCCGTAGAATCCCTGCCTCCTGCAGCATCTTCGTCAGCTCTGCTGCGTTAGTATTTCTAATCAGAACAGGATTCCCGTTATAATCCCACTCCGCCATATCCGTGACTATCATTATCCTTGATGGGATAGGCCCCTCACCTCGAATCATACTATACTCCCGGGGAATAGATTACATTTTCAGTTCCAAGGACCAGCCAGCAAGTTTCACTGAGTCCATCGTGGTACCAGATGTTTATGACCTTTGGAATTACAAAGGCACCTTCGGCGCGGCCACCTCTTGCACGAAGGGATTCGAAGTGGTTCTTAATTTCGAGGGCCATTTTCGAATTCCCCGAGTGGGTAAGAAGAAGGACCTCGATATTCTCCTCTTCAATGTGTTGGAGTTCCCCGACGGCAATCTTGAATGCCCTGCGAGTTAGTTCCAGTTTCCCTACCAACGGAATAAGATTCATACCGCCAGCTCCATCTGCGCCTTCAACGCTTCAATCCGCTTAACGCCAATAGCATAAGATGCAGGGTCAAGCTCAATACCAGTAGCCGCACACTTAAGGATATGAGCTGCGGGGAAGATAGTACCGGAACCAGAAAACGGATCAAGGACAGTATCTCCAGGATGCACAGACCGGCGAAGAAGATCGAGGAAGAGATCAACAGGTTTCTGCGCTGCGTGACCCAGGTTAGTGTCTGGAGGATAGGCCACGAGGTCAGGGTAGAGCTTGGTGACGGGGCGCTTTCCCTTGGAGGCGAAGAGGCAGATCTCGTACCGGCGGAAGGGGCCACCCTCTGGCCAGGGTGCTCGCATTCCGTTTGGCTTGTGCCAGATGAGGGGGGTGCGGAATACGTCCCAGCCGGCTTCGGACATCCAGAGTCTGAGGTCGAAAAAATTGTCGATATCGCAGAACACATATGCATGAGCCTGCGGTTTCGCCACTCGGAAAGAGTGGACGCAGAAGTCGGACATGAGGGATTCGAAGTATTGTCGGGAATCTTCATACCCGTGGGCTCCGGCTGCCATGCCTCCCGAATCCCCAAAGGAATCCGCTCCCATTCCATAGGGAGGGTCAGTGAGGATAACGTCGAAGCGCTCTGCAGAGGATTGTTTAAGCCACTCGCAGGAATCTCCGTTGATTGCTTTGTGCACGTCTGCGGTAAAGGTGGTGCCGACACGAAGTGCCAGGGCTTCATTCTTCGATCTTTCCTCTGTCCGCTTGACAGCTTTGAAAGCCTCGTCAAGGGTCTTGGCTCCCGCAACCTCAGGGTTCTTAAGGTGTTGCGCAACAATGAGCTCCCTGCGGGTTGCCTCATGCGTGGAGCCGGAGGATGACCCGCGAGTCTCCACGGCGAGGGAAGCAGTAGTCGGGGCATCACGATCTCCTCGGTTTGCTTGACGTTGGCGAAGGGACTGCAGGCGAGCGGTAGCGGCCGCGCGATCTTTCCAGTTCAGGTCAACCCGCCGGACATTCTCTTCGAGTTCAGCCTCTTCCCTCTCGAGTTCCCCGAGGTCGCCTAAGGTAACGAAGGGGACTTCACCCGTTGGAATGTTAAGCCCATCGCATCTGAACTCGGTTCCGAGGGAGTGTAGGTCAGTAATAGCGCGGAGTCTTCGCTCGCCACTAACAAGGTAGTGACCATCTGCCTCCACTGAGAGTGTGATTGGGTGGAAGAGTCCGTGCGTGGATATTGATTCAGCAAGTTGGCGTAGTTCATCTTCTTTAAACTCCCTACGTTGGCGGTTCTCGCGGATCTTTATGGAACTAAGGGGGATTGTTTTCACTACGTGCTCCCGAAGGTGGAGGGCCGAAGCCCTCCAGAATGGTTAATTAAGCGGGGAAGATGCCGGCGGTATCCTCGACGAAAGTGTCGTTCAGCGACTTGTGCTTGATCTTCACCTTCACCGGGCGTCCGGTCAGCATCCGCCACGAGAACGGCTGTCCGGGGACATTCATGCCCGCAGCTTCACGGAGGACTCGCTGGCCGTTATTCTTCCCCTTCGAGTTGTCAATGTTCCCCTCAGCCGTCAGGTCGAGAAACACACTGTGATTGATGGTGACGGTCTTTGGAATGCCGAGGGCTTGGAGTTCCGCCGGCACCTCAATCTTCAACGGGGCCAGCATCATAACCCAGGGCTTGCCCGCGTTGTCTCCCTTCGAGATGGTACCGGATTTCGGTGCAGGAATCTCCCCGATTGTCGCGACGTAGAGGCCGTCACTGGTGGTGGGATTCTCCGTAGGGAGAAGGGGTCGTTTCTCATTAACCTCGGTAGTCTGGGCGTCGAGGAACGAGTTCGGGTCAAACATACTCATGGTGATACTCCTTGGTAAAGTGGGTGGCTAATCCCGGCCACACCGACGGGGAAATTTTTACGAAAGGCTGTAAATTTTACAACGATAGGGAAAATTTTTTAGGCTTGTACTAACTTCCAAATATACGTTTTTGGTTTAGCCCCGCGTTTTCCTTGCCGAGCTTTTAAATAGTTTTCATGCGTCTTTGCAGCATATGTGGCGGCTTCTGGTGTTGCAAAGTAATTTAAAAAATAATGAAAGCCCTCTCCCCACTGTACAGACACAGCGTATTTATCAATTTTCATAACCGACTCCTAGTAGTACGTAGTGGAGGAGTTGAGGACTTTGATGATGACTTCGTTCAGTTCAAGGGGTTTCATTGGGGCAGCTTGCATAAGGGCGGCTTTATTTCCCTGCATTGCGTCCTTGAGGAAATCAATCGCATCCTGCCTCTTCGCCCCCGGAGGGAGGCGGAGTCGGACACTCAGCGTCAATGTGGTGGAGGATTTCTTGCTCATTTCTGTTCCCCCCTCTTCTTCCACACATCCATGATCTGGGCGAAATTGGGATCAAGCTTCGACCGATAGCCGAGGGAGCGGGTCTTCAGGTCCGCGCCAAAGGCGGCTGTGTCCCAGTAGAATTTATCCCCCTCCCTTACGGTCATGATGACTTCGGAGAACAGGGGAGGTATTTGCGGAGACAACGCGCTGCCGATAGATTGCACCGAGATCTTCGTCCCGCCGGTGATTTCATCCTTCTCTCGCGAGACATGCCCGGTCATGGCTACGGTGCATTGAAGGCCCTGGGTTATCAACCGGAGGAAATTCATCAGATTGTTCTGCGCCACCATGTAGTCGGGCATCGAGGCGGTTGGTTTATTCCCAATCACCATCTTCATGCACGCAGTCGCGAGTTCAGTGAGGGAATCCATCACGAATATCCAACTCGTGTCGAGGGACTCTATCGGCCCGATTACTTTCGCAGTGCGGTCGTCGGTGAAGTTCGCGCAGGCGGAAAGAATCTTGTAGAAAGCATTGTTCGCTCCGCGGTTCGGGTCGCTCATCTTGGTAAGGGCCTCGTAGGACATCTTGCCCACGTTATCCGCTGCAGTCATGAGGTCCTTGATGCCGAGGGACTTCGTGAGGGTTGAGTGGTAGAAGAGATTCGGGGGCACTTCCTTCCCCCTGTCTTTCCAGTATCCGAGAAGGGTCTCTACCCCACTCTCCGTGAAGAGTGCCGCGACATTCATCTTGTTCGCGAGTGCCCACTCTACAAGTGTCCCCAGGGAATGCGTCTTCCCCGTACCACTCGGGCCAATTAATAGTATCTTCGGTCCTGCGAGGTTAGCCATTTTGATTCTTCCTTATAAAACGATCATGCAATTGAAACTCCCTTTGCCATATAGGTAGCGGAAGGGCGTCGTTGAATTCCGCCTCCATGGGGAGGAGGATAGAACCGGGGACGAGCCAGCCGAGGAGATGATCCCGGTGCTCGTCACAAGGATGAGTGAGGAACTGGAAGGGGACTTGCCTCCCCGTTTCGTCGAAGATTACACTCCGCGCCCAGATCTCCCCGCATGCGGGGCAGCACCAAGCGTAACTCGGGGGTCGTTGAAGTTCCTCCCGAACTCTCCGTAGCCCCCTCTCTATCGGCCCGATGGACATACTACCGATGATTATAGTTTGCAAGTACATTATTCCCTCCGCGAATGTGTTGGACAATGCCGGTGGTGGAAAGTTCAATAAGGTTTATTTCTTCTCCCGTAGTTCCTCTTCCATCCTACTACGGAAGTGGGAATATAATTCCTCCACCGTTACGAAGGTAAGACGTTCCTTGTGGTAACGGATGGAGACTTGATGGCTGCCGTGGTCGGAGAAAAAACTACGCCAAGTTCCGTACTTCTTCGGGAGGAGTTTTAAGCGGAGGAGAGTCTTGGCGAATTCCTTCACGTTGACAGGGGGTGTCCAGGTGTAGCTCACGATAGCCTCCAACTAGCACTTCCGCATATAAGTAAGTTGTGTAGATTTTCTTCATACACGGATTCGTTAGTATTTGAATTAACTACCCACTGTAAAGTTTCTATAATGCGTCTCTTTTTTCTTGAGACCTTCGTATATTTACTGCGCACGGAAAAGAGCGGGCGTTTTGCACGACGCACTTTGTATCGAGTATAACGAGCACTTCCATTTCGCTTGCTCACTTTATCTCCTCAGTTTCCCAAAGTGGATAAACGAACCTTCCCGTAGCAGGGTTAATTGGACTGGTAGCAATTTGCCAAGAATCCCCATACCGAGCCCTTGCGAGGATTTCTTCTATACTCATTCCACAAGAACAATAACCGGCGACAAAGTCTACCTTTGCATACTCATGTTCACATATGACGGGTTCGTTCATTCTTTGATCTCCTTCAGCCGCTGCGAGGCCATTGCGGTCCAAATAGCGTTAATAACCTGCGCATCAGAATCAAAGCCCTTTGGCTCTGTCATTTCGATATAGCCAAGGGTGTTTGCGCGGTCGCTCGGCTCCCCCAGGCACGCTTCGGCGTACTGGAGTAGGGCGGATTCGATCAAATCGGCTAGCTCTACGTCTGGTTCTATATCGCGGGGTTCGCTGAATTCTAGGACGAGAGATTTCGCAATCTTCCTGCGCAGGGCTTTCAGGTCAGTCATGGCTGTCCTTTTTGACAAGAACACCCCTTGCATCAACTTCCAACCCCGGAGCGGGCTTAGGGCACAGATCAGCCGGTCCTTCCATGTTGCGCAATACCGCGCCTCCAAGATCGTACTTCTTGAGCAATACAACGCACTCGTGCGCCAGTTTGTCATTGCCAGATCGCTTGACTGAATACGATAGGCGTCTGCACATGCTGGCTAGGTTGTCTATTTGCTCAATCTGCTTGCACACTTTGTCATTGAGTTGATTGCACTCACTTTCTAGTGTGTTGACCGAACCTTCGAGCTTTAAGAGGCGCTCACGCATTTCCTCAATATATTCAGCCGCACCCAGGTAATATGAGTTTGGGCCGATGATTTCAGCAGCAACGCGCAAGCATTCCGCAATGTCTTGCTCCCAGTACGGCGTTTCTTTATCGGTAGTCATTTGGATTCAACCTTTCATTGATTTGAGGCGGTTCATTAATATCTGGGAGGTATTAATCATTCTGTGGCCTCCGGTTCCATCGCTCTACCAAAAGTGATTGAACGTTATCTTTCAACGGGTAAATAAGCGCACTAGATGCGCGGCAAAGCCCGTTATTACATTCAACGTACATGCTGCCATCGCTACCGCTTCCCTCTGGCATCGTGAACATGGTCGCAGCCGATCCACAGAACGGGCATGGCTTTAATTCACGGTTGAACCAAACATCATCATCGGCGCACATGGTCATGGTTTCTTCCTCTCAAATTCCGCATTAAAAGCCGCTGCCATAGTTTTATCGGCGCACGTCGCACAAATATGCTCGCAGTAACCGCTGTTCCCGAAAGCCTCAAGAATCACCTTAACGCCCTTGGGTTCCGTTGGTGTGTATCCAAATACTTCTGTATGTCGTAACTTCTGCGGCGTTATGTTCTCCGTTCCGCACAGATCACAGCTGAACGTTATTACCTTTTCTTCATTTTTCATGATTGATTTATCTCCTTAAGAACTGCGGCAATGTGAGCCTTGGTAGCATCCTGATAACAGCCGCATGACTTGCTCATTGGTTTACCAAAGTGCGGACAATCGGCCTCTGCGCAATCCCATGGCGAGTCAAACCTGTGTCCACGGTTGAATTCATCGCGTAGCAAATCTCTAAGCTTATGAATTTCCGCTGCGCACTCTCCGTGCGTGTCGCCATCTGGCTGCTCGTCGAAGCTCATACCCCCTCCATCATTTTAGCCACGCACTCCACCCGAGCACGCCTTGATCTTGTCTAGGTCAGTCATTTCTGCTCCTTCATCTTGGCGCGGATGGCGGACTGAAAAGATTCCACTAGGGCCGCACTGAATTTGAATCCAAAATCAGTCAAGACCTGCTGGTATAGCTGAAACGCCTCCTCCATCCCCTCGGCTCGGGCAGTCTTTTCTGCATCAAGCGCCCTCTGCAATTGATGTAGAAGGTCTGTATGGGAAACCACAAGCTCTGAAAACTCAGCCTTTACCCGAGCGACTTCTGCGGCCCACTCATTCGACCAACGAGCGGCCTCTGCCAGCTTGCGTTCGGCTTCCTCGGCTCGGGTGCAGGTATCCCTGACTTGCCACATGAACTTGTTTCGTTCTTCCATCCTGTCAGCGGCCATCCGCTCTAATGGGTAATCGTTGGGCAGGCTTCCGGCATCTGGTCCAGCAAGAATGCCGCGAACTTCCTCCAGCTTGGTGCGCAGGGCGGCAATATCCACATCCCGGTTCGTCACCTTCAGCATTTCAGCATCACGGGATTCTTCGAGAATGGCGTATTTATCGCGCAGGGCGGCGAGTTCGGAGTCTTGGGTGCGGTTGTTCCAAATGCGCGCATGTGCCCAAAAATCACACTTGCGGCATCCAGCGTAATCTCTGTCCTCGTCCCACTTATCGTGCGCAGCTTCTCCACCACAGAACGGACACGGCTTCAGTTCTTCGCTCACGGCTTCACCTCCGGATCGGCGGAGAGCAGGGCTTGCAGTTCATCAGCCAAAGCGTCCACATTCAGATTCTTGCCGTCAATCTGGCAATCTGTGGCCGCACACGGTGTGCAGTCCTGCTTTAAAAACATGAATACCTTGCGCAAAAACTTAATCGGCACCGCCACCATGCCGGACGGCGCGGATGCGTAAACAGGGTGAAGCGTTCCTTCGTCATAGGCATCATCAGGTGGTCGCGCTTTTGAGAACAAGGTATAAGTGCCGTTGATCTCGTACACCCATCCGAAGGGCTCGCCCGCTTCGAGGCCCACAGCAGGAGTGCTACCGCCCCGGACGTTGTCACCCGTGGGCATCTCCTGTGTGCGGCCATTCTGTTGTGTGCCCGCTTCGAGGCCGCGCAGGGCTAGGTCGCAGAGTTGTTTAAAATCGGCTCTTGTCATTCCATACTTGCCTGTCGCCCCATACGGATCATCCTTCCATTTCTTTATCTGCTCCCTGTTCATTCCGTCCCCCTTGCCGCGTC